AGATCAATAAGTAGCAGTTATTAAAAAACTTATTAGGACGACCAGCATAATATAAATATCTTCCACCGGGAATAAATTTTAAATCAGTAATGTATTCTTTTAACTGGTCTATTTCATCTTGTGTTAGATGTGGAGAACAAACATCATCTACGAGAACAGATGCAAGACTTGCCCATGTTTCACAACCATGATGGGCATACTTGTGTTTGAATATATCTTCACTAAACTTAGACCGGAACATAGGATTTTCATTAGAACGAAAGGTGGGCATAAATCTAAACTCCTTTGGTGATATGATCGTGGACATAAAGCATGATTATCGCATAGTGAATAATCTTTAACAAGTCCTTCCTATTTTTTCCTTCTTTGTTTCCATATCTTTTCCAGTATTTCAATATATTACCCATAACAAATCCTTGTCCATGACCACTATCTAAAATAATATCTGTGGCTTGATATTTACCTTTAGCATAATGTTCTTTATAAGTAGAAGCAACGTAGTCTCTTATCTCTTCTACGTAATCTTCTTCATCAAACTTAAAGTTTGGAAGAGAGGCATATAATTGTGCAATCTCTTTATCTCTATCCATTCTGTTTCTCCTAGTCAAATGTAAGGACAGCGTTAATTCTTTTTCGTACATACTTTATTTCTTTAGACTTCATAACTTTATAAGCAAATGTTCTTACGTAGTCAGGATCAACTCCTGCTACATCACAGACTGTGTAAAAATCTTCTGCAGTTACTCCGACTGACGCAAAGAACCATGCTCTCGCATTGTCTCTGGACACAATCGACTCATAAGATTCTTTATCATGTTTGGGTTTAGTAGCGTCCAACATAGCTTGTAGTAAGACACTAAGAAATAGTAGCTGTTGAGGCGGTGCCTTTTGACTTTCTACTAGACTTTCTATTTCTACTAGAAGACTTTCTCTTTGTCTCATTTAACCAACTATCGGGTAAACCATCAGATAGTTTACAGTATTTAAAATTATGTTTGTCACACCAGTCTGCATAAGTTGTCTTACTCCTTTTATAAAGTTTACTAGCCGGTCTATCAAACACAAATCGTATATCAAGATCAGGATTAGATTCTCTAAGAAACAAATGTTTCTTTCTATCTTCTAGTGTAAACCTACCTTTTACTTCTAGTATTATACCTGACGGTAGGATAAAATCAGGAAGATACTTTTTAGATTCAACCCACATATAAGGAATATAATATGGTTCAAATTTATATTTAACTTTTATACTCTTTAAATATTCTGCTGTAGTTCGTTCACTTTTAGACCTATATCTTTCTACCATAAGTTTAATTTCTTTCTGTGACAGTGCTTCAAAAATTAATAACCTCCTCTACATCAGGCGTGCGTTCTACTTGTGTGAAAAACTTTGAACCATTCGCATACTTAAATTCCCGAAGTCCTGTACCGTTGTTAGCAGAAGACCAGCACTCACGTTTATACTCACAAAAACTACAGCCAACAGCAAGACGGCGATTGCCAGACTTGCCATCAGGCACATCGTCATAGCACCTATCAGGTATGATAGGAGACTTGACCATCTTTTTGAGATGGTTAATTCTTTCTTCTGCATTTATCATCTCCATGTGATGGACTGGGCAATACGCTATCTCTCCACTAGATTTATCTATTACAATAAACCCTGCATCTTTTACTTTGTTAGCGTGAGCATAAGCTGATAACTGAGGTATATATCCAAACGGATCATCTTTAAATATCGCACCGTCTTTAAATTTCTTGAAAGAAAAACTTGAGGCACTTTTAAAGTCTATTAAAACATCATCAACTCTTGCATCCTGATGTCCTGTAATTCCTTCTACCTTTAATTCTTTTTGTTGATCTGTTACTGAATGTCCTGCTGCTCTGCACAGAAAAACGAGAAGACTTTCAAGGATATTACCATATAAAAACTTTATGTAATCACTACCTTGTAAGTCTTCTCCAGTATTCTCTTTGTCATTATTAATAGTGTACCAAATCTTTCTGTCTGGGTGACCTATTAAAGACAAGCGAAGTGTTTTCTTTTTCTTTCTACTTTCATTAAGAGCAAAAGAAACAGAACGAGTAATTTCTTTAGATAAGATTTCTATATTATCAGGCGATATATCTACTTCTTTCTCTGATGTAAAGAGTGAATATATATCTTCTACCAATGTATCTATTGTTTTATTACTCATTCTGTTATTCCTTTTTAAGCTTCGTTCAAACGATAGCGGGTATAACTTTCACCCTCTGGTGTTGAAGCTGTTACTGTATCAATATCATATCCACGTTTACGTAACGAGGCGATGGATGCAGTTAGATTCTCTGCCCATCCCCGTTGGATCGCAGTCTTACGTGTAACACGCATCCTTTTTTTCAACGCACGGAGAACTTTTTGATCAGTAGTCATTCAGTTTAATTCCTTTCTAGTTGATACTCAAACATTTCATCAATTAAATCATGGAAAGAATATTCTCTTTCCCATCCCAGTTCTTTTTCTGCCTTAGTAGGATCACCTAGCAGTAAGTCAACTTCTGTTGGGCGATAAAACTCAGGAGAACAATTTACTAGAACACCTTTATACTCTGAATTTTCTTTAATGTCAAACCCTATTTCATTCACTCCTTCCTCTTCCCATTGTAATTGAACACCTATATATTTATTAAAACCATACTCAATCAATTCTTTTATTGAATGAGTTTTGCCTGTGGCTAAGACATAATCATTAGGTTTATCTTGCTGCATCATCAACCACATTCCCTTTACATAATCAGCAGCATGTCCCCAATCACGTTTAGCATTAAGATTTCCTACGGTAAGTTTATCTTTTCTTCCAAACATAATATCTATCACACCTTTAACAATTTTCTGTGTGACAAAATTATCTCCTCGCATAGGAGACTCATGGTTAAAAAGAATACCATTACAGGCAAACAAATTGTAAGCCTCTCTATAATTTTTAACCATCCAGTAACTGTATTGTTTTGCTACACCATAAGGACTGCGAGGATAGAAGGGTGTCTCTTCTGTTTGAGGAACTTCTTGAACTTTTCCGTACAATTCTGAAGTAGATGCTTGATAGAATTTACAGGTATCTACCATTCCTAAAGTTCTAATACATTCTAGTAACCTAGTTGTACCTAAGCCATCTACATCACCTGTATATTCAGGTATGTCAAAAGATATTCTTACATCAGATTGTGCACCAAGATTATATATCTCCGTAGGATTAACTTCTTTAATTATTCTAAGCAATCCTGATGTGTCAGTTAAATCTCCATAAGATGTAACAAAATTTACTTTACTTTCTAACTGATTAATTCTGGTGAAGTTATCTACCGACGATCTACGAACAAGAGAATGTACATGATAACCTTTATTTAAAAGTAACTGTGCTAGGTAATATCCATCTTGTCCTGACCCACCTATGATTAAAGCTGTCTTCATTATTCTTGAGACTCGGAAGCAGGACCGTCTAGTTTTACTAATTTAAAATAGACAAACTTATTATCTACGTCTGTCCTTACATACATTGCTGGACCTTTTGTTTTATCCCATTTGGTTCTTCCAATATACTCCCAGCTATATCCTTGTTCTATTTGCTCGGAAGCATTAGTTATAAATTTGTCGTCTACTTCTACAAAGAAGCTTAACATTAACGCAACTACACCAATTAACATTTATATTCTCCAGTTATTTAAATTAAATAGCAGTCCCTCTCCTCACCTGCTACAAATTCTACCCATTGTCTTTTGCCCGGTTCTGCAATAAGACTAGTAGACCCTAGTGTAACGATTTAGAACGGTACTTCTTCTCCTTCTTGCGATGAAGCTGGTACTGTATAACCACCATCTACAGCATCAAAGTTTGATCCATCCCCACCATACGGGACTAGATCAACAACCTGAACACCCATCAGGTCTGTTGCTACACCACTTTTGCCAGCATAGGTCCAATCATAGGTAGAAAATTTAACATTAACGAGACTACCATTACCTATAAGGCTACCATCCCAATCGTTATTTTGAGAATCCTTAATGACAGGTGATTGCCGTGGGTTGCCATCCTTCTTGTTAACCTTTCGTTTAATCTTAACAAAGTCTCCACGATCATCACCCTTATTCTGAACAGCAAGACCCAAGCTTTCAATCTTTTTCTTAGAGTCTTTATCAAGACATACATCTACACTCCATACTGGTTCGTATGTAGTATTTGGTGAAGTGATACTTGCCCAATATGCTTTACCAGAAATAATATTAACGTCCATTTATATTCTCCTTTGGTTATGCCACGCTGTTGTGGCTTGATATTTAATTTTGATACTCTACACTAACACCAACTAGGTGTCAACATCTTTTTTTAATTTCTTTAATGCATCTTTGTAGTCATACAATTCATCTTGCGTAGCTACATAAGCTGCTCGTTTTAACTTGCCTCCTGCTCTGCCATATCTTTCTTCTTTAGCCAGTTCAGATGCAAGCATAAATCCTTTAAGTTGAAACGTGTCTTCTCCTTTCTTTATTATTAAAGCAAATAAGTCTATACCAGAGGTATGTTTTGATGTAGACAACAGCATTCCTTTTTCGTGTACAGTTGTTTTAACATCGATAACAATACCATCTACTACTAGATCACCGTCATCAGTTCCTTTAGCTTTTGACTTAGGTTGTAAGATCATAAAATCTGTAGGGTATATGTTGCACATTTTCGCAAATGCTAACTCTGCTTCTGCCCCCTGTATATCTATCTTACCTGTCTCTGCTACCGCAGCATCATATATACCTGCGCCTCGGTTCTGTTTGTTACGAGAAGTACCTATAAATTTACTTACTCTTAACTCCGTAGGATTTAATACTATCAGTGCGTTTCGGACCAGTTCTGGCCGATCTTGTACTCGCTGTCTAGTGGACATTTAATTTTCAACTTCCTTTCTGTTTCTTTCATAGCCTGTTTAGTTAACTCTCCAAATATTTTGGCATGTGTTTTTAATACTTCATGTTGGTATTCATCGTGAATTGATGCTACCAATTTATAGTTAAGTTTATTTTTTCTGGCTAGAATATCTATGTCTACTAACCATTGCTTACAAATTACTGCACCTGCTCCTTGAATTAATAAGTTAACTGCTGCATGTTGGTTACGAACTTTTAAATGTCTGCCGTCAAGACCCACAAGATAACCTCTCTGGCTGGCCTTGTCAACCCTTTCCCGTAGTACGGCTAATGCCGGTACATTAGAAAGGAATGTATCTATAAGGCGTTGCCCATCCTGTGCAGTACCACCTACTACACTGCCTATCTTAGCCGCACCTGCGCCATAAATGAAGGCATAGATAAATGTCTTGGCTTGATCGCGTGTCTCTAATCCAGCAGCTTGCTGATTGGCAGTATGAATATCTCCATCTACTACTTCATTAGTAAACTTACTATCATTAAGGTAATGTGCTAATGCTCTTAACTCCAGAGAAGAAGCATCGCAACCAACAAGAATATTAGAGGCGTCTCCCACTGTCCAACATTCTCTACAGTCCTTACCGTAGAGTGAATAACTTGCAGGAACTTGTGCCATGTTTGGCGAATGATGCGCCATCCTTCCAGAGATAGCACGTAATGTAAGAACTTGTCCATGTACTTTTCCATCCTTGTCTACCGCATCCACCCAAGATTTAACTTGTGCTATACGTTTCTTAAGGGTTAAATAATCTGCAATCATTTGTGCTTCAGGAATATTTACATCACGTAATACTCCTTCATCTACTATCGCATGTCCCTTCTCTGTAAATTTTTGTGGTTCCCATCCACATTTAATTAGTCTGCTAACAATCTGTTGTCGAGAAGACAGATTAAATGTTTGATAGTCAATTGAAGTATGCGGACCTGCTACTGTACTAGGGTCTTTGATATGTTTCAATCCAACAAGAGATAAACTACCATCTTTTTTATAACGAGGGTTTATTTCTTTTATTGGTATAGGTCTAGGAGTAAAACTTTCTTGTACTTCTTTTTCTAATTGATCTGATTTATCTTGTAACTTTGCATTAAGACCCATAGCTTTTTCTAAATTAAGAGTAAAGCCATTCCTTTCTTGTTTACTCACCAACAATCTTATGGTGTATTCAAGATCAATAGATCGTCTGTCAATATTTTTTATATCCTCTTGAAGACTAATCCAAACACGTTCAGTTATATCCACATCTCTTTTACAATAGATGATCATTTCATCTGAAAGATGGGTAAAGTTTTTAAACTCCATCTTATGGAAATCAAATCTGTTTCCCCATGATTGAAGTGAATGACCATCTTCGCGTACTGGATCAGTTAACTGAGACAAGATCATAGTGTCTTCTATTTGTGACAATCTAATACGTGTCCCAGTTAACCTATTAAGAACAGGAGCATCAAACGATATTCCATTGTGCATAATAAACTTATTAACTCTCTTCGCAAACAATGGAAAATATTTATAACACTCTTCTTCTTTCCAAATGTGGAACTTTCCTGACTCTCTTTCTTTGGCTACGATACAGTGAATAACATTAGCATCTAAGCTGTCAGTTTCTATGTCAAGAACTACATCCATTTATATCTCCAAGTCTTCTTCATCTCCTTCATTATCGCCTAGAGTATCTACCTCTGTCAAGCGTCCTGTGTCTCCATTAAAATAAAGATGACATGCTGAACCAGTGTCACCACTGTACCTATTCTTCAAGACTCGAATGGTAGTAGTGTTAGCAATAGCTGGATCATCAGATTGCTGGTCGCGTTCCATAGCCACCACTGCATCACTTAGTTGCGCTATACTCTGACTACCTCTAAGATGAGCAAGACTAACTTCCTTACCGTCTTCATGTCCTTTGTCTGCGCCTGTCCTACGTAGGTGAGACACAAGCAACAGTGCTACATTAGTTTCTTCTACAATAGATCGTAGCTTAGTCATCAGGTTGTCAATGTTTCTACGTTCATCATCACCTTCCAATCCTGATACAAGGATCGATAGGTGATCAAGGAATATCCATTTACAGTCCAAGGCTTTGATCATGTACCTGATACGTGCAAGTATCTCATCAGTCTTCATGCTACCAAAGTGGTCGAAGGCATAGAATCTGCGTGTACCTAC